GTCTTCATCTAAATCTCCTGTCTTTGTTGAATAAAATACATCTCCTTCTTTTTGAAATTTATTCTCTCCACTAAGAGACTTATTTACAACTTCTTCTGTTAAATCTTTTACTAATTCTTTTTCTATATCTGTAATATCTTTACCATTAAAAGAAAATATTTTTACCCTGTTATCTATCTTATGAATTTGTATTCTCATCCCATCATATTTTTCTTGGACTACCCATTTACCAGTGAATCCTATCAATTCTTCTAAATCGCTTATTTCAAAAATTCTATACATTGGCTTGTTAGGAATTAAGAAATGAGATTCTGATTTTTCTGCTTTTTTAAAACTAACAAGGTTATCCCAAGTAGATTTACTGTGATGAGCAATATAAATTTTTTCTAATAAGTTTTCAGCCGCTTTAAATTTACCTTCTATTCTTTTAGTATCTTTACCATCACCGTAATGTTCTACAATAAAATCAACTACATCTTTCGGTGCTAAATTTAATCCTCTATAACCTTCAGTAATAGTATCGGGTTCTAAATCGTTTTTTTCCCACGCTTCTTTACTAAATGATTTATCATGATTCCTAATGGCCCAGTGAATAAACTTGGCTAACAATACTTCACTATTCATTAGTTTATCTAATACTTCTTCCCCATATTTATTGGCAAATGGGTCTTTAACTAATTCAGAAGAATATCTTAATTCTTTTATTTGTTCATATATTCTTCTAGCGTCATCACTCTCTACATTTTCTGCTTCATTAGAAAATAATTCTTTTTCTGTTATAGTTCGTTTAATTGCTTGTGCAAAATCATCTATGTCGTCCCATTGTTTTCTAAGTGTTTTAATTTCACTTAACCATTTTTTACCATAGGTTTTCTTATCCGATAAAGCAGATAAGTATGACATTCTCATTTTTTCAAAAAACTGAATTACCCTTATGGTTAAAGAGTCTTTATCTTTTTGAAATAAGAGAGGCACACGTAATCACCTACTTTTTCTTATTAGCACCTGCGTAAACTCTTTCTCCAGCCCTTAAATCTTGTCCTTTTGCTTCTTCAGAAAGATGCCCAACGCCTAATTCTTTAGGTTTTGCCTTTTCACCTTTAGTTCTTTTCAATTTCATTTCTTCGCCGATAACGAATTTCTTTAGTTCTTCCATGTATTCTTGTGTGTATCTACTCATTTTATTCACCTATCGTGTAATTACTATTTTACCATAATCAGGTCGATTATTAACTTTATATCCTTCTTTCTCATATATTTCTGCTATTGTATTAAAAACAAGTTTTTGATTACCACCTAATTCTTTAATAGTCGCTTCATTGATTTCAAAAATATTACCTCTCATACCAGTGCGACTACTAAGGAGAACCTCCAAATTCACAGGTGATTGTGGTGGTAAATTACGAGTATATTCTGTAAAGGCAGGTTCTATCTTATTCTTTTCAAAATCAATAATTTTTTGTTTGGCCCCCGTATCTCTTTCTTCTATAACCGACATTGGCATAGGTGCTTTCAAAACTTCTTTCCAACTCATTTTAATTACCACCTAATCTGTCTACTAAATTGTTTATATCATCCCAACTCATCTTAGCAATTGTATCTGAATCTGGAACATCTGAATGTGTTTTCATTGCTGGAACTGGTGTGTTAGTTGTAACCATTCCTGATTTCATCAAAAGATTATCATTATTGTAAACTGTCTTTTCAATCTCTTTTATTCTACTTACTAATTCTTTTAGTAAGTCCATCATTTCATTATTTTCTTCTGTCATTACTCATCATCCCTTAAACTACCAGCACTCTTTGGATATACTATTTTTCTCACCTGTCGATACAGTTGTTCATACTGCTTACGGAGTTTGCTCGCAGTAGCGACCATATCAACGTTTTGCTCATTAATAGATTTCATTCGCTTTTTCATCTTATTATCATCTTTAATCAAATCAAGTTCTTCTAACATACCAATTAAATCGCCTAACTGTGTAAAGTCTTGGCCGAAATACTCTGTAGGTTCTGCCGCTTGAAGCGTTTTCTTTAACCTCTTTTTCATTTTAGAATCTAAAGCGTTAAGAATTTTATTTTCTTCTTTTAATATATCTTCCCATGTCATTTAATCATTCTCCATTTGTCCTTCTAATTCCGTTCTATCCGTAGAAACTATAACTTTATTACCAAAGGTATTCCTAAAATTATCAAGAAATTCATTATCATCGAATCCTTCTAATGGTTCTGTAAAATCAAAAATACCAGTAGGTAATATTCCATCTAATCTTTCCGCCGCTTTAAGATATCTAACATTATCAAATTCTTGATTTAAATAATTTTTAATATTTGTTTTTTCTTCTTCCCAGTCTAAATTATTATTTGCTAGTGTTACTCTTACAGGTATCCTTTGTAATTGTAATAAGGCCATCAATTCTCCTTCTTGTAGTTCTCTTACTAAAGCCCTATAATCGTTCAAAAACTTTTTTCTATTTTCTTTTGAGCGTTCCAAAACAACTCCCCTTTTTTGC